TTGTGAATATATGATGCAATATAAATTGAATCACATGGCTTTCATGGATCAAGGTTTACATAACTATATGATATATAATAATGCATATGGTTGTAATATAAAAATAGTAAATAATAAAAACGAATTAGTATACACTGCTGGACATGATAAGGACAATGTTAAGCTAGATGATAATAATCAAATATTAAATGCTAATAATAAAGTTCCATATATAGTACATCAATATGATAGATTAGACCAAAGCCTGTTAGATCAAATATCTAGTAAATATGAGTTTAACGTATGAAGATACATAAAACATTTATTGAAGATTGTGTCTGGATAGAACCTCACAAATTTGACGACAATAGAGGTATTTTTTGTGAAACCTTCAAATCTTCATTTCTGCCCCCGTTTAAATCTGTGCAATCAAGTTACAGTTTTTCAAAAAAGGGCGTTTTAAGAGGTATGCACAGAACCCCATATGCCAAATTAGTCACATGTGTCAAGGGTAATGTATACGATGTTTGTGTGGATTTAAGACCTGAAAGCTCAACATATAAGCAATATTTTGGTATATTTTTACATGAGACAATATTGAATAGTCTATATATTCCTCCATATTGTGCTCATGGATTTGTAGCATTAACTGAAAGTATACTTGTTTATCAGCAAGATTCAGAATATGATAAGTCTGTAGATGAAGCATATTCATACATAGACTACGATATAAACTGGCCAATTAATCCAACTATTATTTCAGACAAAGACAAGAATGTTTGCTCATAGAATTATCTTAACGGGATCTTCTGGTTTTCTAGGCAAAGCCGTAAAAGAAGAACTACAAACTAGCGGTCACCAAATTTTTACTCCAAGAAGCAAAGACTATAATTTAATAGATATGCAGCAATGTAGTAATATGTTTGCTGATATGCACAATATAGATACAATTATACATTTGGCTGCAACTTGCGGAGGAATACAAGCTAACAAAAAACAACCTGGAACATATTTTTATAACAATATTAGTATGGGTATTAATGTCATAGAAAATTGTAGGCTATATGGAATTAAAAAATTAATTTTGGTTGGAACAGTATGTTCGTATCCTAAATATTGCGAGGTTCCATTTAAAGAAAAATCTTTATGGAATGGTTATCCAGAAGAAACTAATGCTCCCTACGGAATAGCTAAAAAATCTTTATATGTTATGGCTCAAGCTTACAGACAAGAATATGGACTCAATAGTAATATTCTTATACCATCCAACTTATATGGTCCTCATGATAATTTTAATGAAGATAAAAGTCATGTTATTCCTGCTTTAATTAAAAAGATAGACATAGCTAAAAAGCTCAATACAGAATTAGTAGTCTGGGGAGACGGAAGTGCAACAAGAGACTTCCTGTATGCACAAGATGCTGCTGATGCTATTATTAAATCTATTAACATTGATACTGATGCAATTATTAATTTAGGAAATACTACAGAAACCAATATTAAAGATCTGGTATATTTACTCTGTGATCTAATGGGATATAAAGGGAGAGTAGTATGGGATAAAACTAAGCCCAATGGTCAACCAAGAAGATGTGTAGATGCAAGTTTAGCAAAAACTATTTTAAATTGGCAACCAAGCCATACTCTTGAACAAGGACTATTACAAACGGTGGAGTGGTATAATGGACTTTGATTGGCAAAAATATCTAGATTTAAATCCTGATTTACGTGAAGCAGGTATTATAGATGAAAAAGGTGCTGCTTTACACTTTATTAATAGTGGTATGAAAGAATCTAGACCTTATGATTATGATGATTTCACAAAGCAATTCGATATTAGTATCGTTCAAGCATATCATGCTGAAAGCACAAGCGGCATTGGAGATTTTTTAAGAGGTTGTATATTTTTAGCTAGAGTAGTAAAAGACTTGCATATAAGTTTTGAGAACCACCCCATATCTAAATATTTAAAAAGCTCATATGAACAGCAGCACGTACCAGCAAAAGAGATTACGGATATTTATCTATCTACTTACAATAGGTACGGGGTGAATTATAGCTACAATGAATTAAAAGAGATGCTTCTTTCTTCTTTCTACACATCTAATTATATATGTTCTATGTTTTCAGATATGCTATTTAAAAAAGATGGAAGTACACTAGTGCATAAACAACTAGAATCTGAAAAAGTATCACAAGCAGCTAGAGAATTCCTGCAAAGTAATTTAATTTATAGTAGTTGTATAGTAGATAAATTTTTAGATCTTCATTTAGGAAATTATAATACGGTACATGTAAGATTAGGTGATTACGAGATACTAAAAGATATATTTAAAGTACCAGAAACCTCCGATCTGCACGACACCACAGGCGTAAATGCAATTAACTATAATAAATATGACATAGATTGTAACGAATTGATAGATACTATTTTGGCACTGTATGAAACTGATAAGCAAGATATAGTTCTAATGTCAGACAGTAACATCTTTAAAAGACAATGTATAGAACATTTTAAGAAAATAGGACTTCAAGATAAAATTAAAATCATACACACCAATAGTAATCATTGTTCTGTTAAACCTGGGCTTCCTCCGTTTGTGGACTACAAACACAAAATAAATGATCAAGAATTGTTTAACATTGTATTAGATCTTAAGATATTATCTCAATCCAATAATATATATTCTTACAGTGTGTACCCTTGGGGTTCTGGCTTTCCTTATGCTATGGCAAAAATATATGATATACCACTTTACATGGAACGCATAGGTTGATATAATATTGTTATGAGTAGACCAACGTGGACAGATTATTTTTTAGGCATTGCAAAGATCGTATCGCAACGTAGTCATGATATACATACGAAACATGGCTGTGTTATTACAGATAGACAGAATAGAATTTTAGGAGTTGGCTATAATGGTTTTCCTAAAGGTATGGACCACGATACTTTGCCAACCTCTCGTCCAGAAAAATACCATTGGATGATACACGCTGAACGCAATGCTCTATCCAATTGTGTTATAAGACCAGATAATGGAATAGCTTATGTAACAGGGCAGAGTTGCAATGATTGCATTATGTCCTTATGGCAAGAGGGTATTACGAAGGTCGTGTTAGCAAACAGTCATGGGACTAAACTATTTGATGAAAATGCACAAAAAAGATTTGACCTATTTGTATCTCAAACTCAAATAGAAATCGTTCGCTGTACACCAAATTTTTCTTGGATTCAGAATTTAGATTATTAAAAAGACTTTTAATGTGCGAATGCGTTGGTGTAATTATTAGTACAACATTATTTTACTTATGGCCCTTGATTCCTCTAACCTATGATTTATCATATTTATGAACAAATCAATCTTTCAAATCGGGCTGAATCTCAAAGATATTATTTAAGGAGTTAGTATGTCGGCATTAAATGAATTACAGAATTATACTTTTGTTAGTAAATATGCTCGGTGGATTGAAAGCGAGAATCGAAGAGAAACATGGAAAGAAGCGGTTGACCGTGTCAAAAGTATGATGCACACACAATATGCTGATAAATCAGTGTCAGAAGACATTGATTGGGCTTACGATCTTATGTTTAAAAAGAAGGTACTAGGTAGTCAAAGAGCTTTGCAATTCGGCGGAGAACCTATTTTAAAGCGTCATGCAAAGATATATAACTGTACCAGTTCTTACTGTGATCGTTTAAGATTTTTCCAAGAATGTTTTTGGTTATTACTGTGCGGCAGCGGTACCGGCTTCAGTGTACAAAAACATCACATTGCAAAATTACCACCTCTATCACAAAAAGAAAAGCCAAAAAAAGGGTGTAAATATGTTATAGAAGATAGTATTGAAGGCTGGGCAGATGCTCTTGGAGCATTACTTAGTTCGTATTTTACCAAAGCTTCTGATGATAAATTTAAAAAATATAAAGATGAATATATTGTTTTTGATTATTCTAATATCAGAGAAAAAGGTGCTACTTTATCTTCTGGCGTTGGCAAGGCTCCTGGCTTTGAACCTTTACAAAATGGCTTAGAAAAAATTAGAGAATTATTGGAGAAATGTATTGAAAATAAACAAAAAAAACTTCGACCAATCGATGCTTATGATATTATTATGCACAGCAGCGATGCTGTACTATCTGGTGGTGTTCGTAGAAGTGCGTCGTTAGCATTGTTTAGTGCAGATGATGAAGAGATGGCAAAAGCAAAAACCGGCAACTGGTATGTAGATAATCCTCAAAGAGCTAGAAGTAATAATTCTGCTCTACTTATTAAAGATGATACAACCTATGAACAATTTTCTGAACTGATGGAGTCTGTGAAAGAGTTCGGAGAACCAGGATTTATCTGGAGCGACTCTACAGAAATGACCTTCAATCCCTGTGTTGAGGTAGGCATGTGGCCCGTAGATGAAAAAACTGGTAAGTCTGGATGGCAAGGCTGTAATCTTTCTACAATTAATTGTTCATCAGTTGTTGATGAAGAAGATTTTTATGAAAGATGTAAGGCTGCTGCGGTTATTGGTACTTTACAAGCTGGTTTTACCGAACTAGATTATTTAGGAGACGTCAGCAAGGCTATCTTTGATAGAGAGGCTTTGCTGGGTGTCTCATTAACTGGTATTATGGAAAAACACGAATTAGTGCTCACAGAGAAAGTATTGAAAAAAGGTGCTAAAATTGCTGTAGATACTAATAAAACTATGTGTAAAAAAATTGGTATTAATCAAGCAGCAAGAGTGACTTGCTTAAAGCCAGAAGGTACTAGTAGCAGTATGTTAGGCACAAGTTCTGGTATACATCCTCATCATGCAAAGAGATATATTAGGCATGTACAAGCCAATATTTTAGAACCTCCATACTTATATTTTAAAAGCTATAACCCACAAGCATGTGAAAAATCGTCTTGGTCAGCCAATGATACAGATGAGGTTGTTAAATTTCCTATTGAGGTTCCTGATGGCTCGAAACTGAAGAATCAATTGCCTGCCGTAGAAATGTTGGGTGTAGTAAAAGATGCTCAAAGAAACTGGGTACATTCTGGGAAAAATAGAGCATTATGCACACAAGATTTTTTAAGCCATAATGTTAGTAATACTGTTACGGTACAGCCTGACGAGTGGGAAGATGTAACTAAATTTATATATAATAATAGAAAGTTTTTTGCTGGTATTAGTCTTATTCCTCAAAGTGGAGATAAAGATTATCCTCAAGCTCCTTTTACTACAGTTTATACAAGTAGAGAAATTGTGAAAGAATATGGAGATGCAGCATTGTGGTGTTCTGGATTAATTGAATTGGGCTTAAATGCCTTTGAAAATAATCTTTGGGCGGCATGTGATTACATGACAATGAAGCAAGAAACAGATACAGATACAGAAGATAAAAAGTTATTTGCATTAAAAATGCATAGATTTGCTAATAAGTATTTTGATAAAGACTTAAAACGTGTAACCTATTGTATGAAAGATGTATATAATTGGAAAAGATACAAAGATCTCTATGAGAGCTTTGCTAAAGTTGATTATACACAACTACTGGAAACAGAGGATAATACCGTAGGTATAGAGGAAATTAGTTGTGCCGGTGGCGCTTGTCTGATTTAATCTTTGTCCTAGCGAGGTAAAATTTTGAGAAAACGAAAAAAAAATAATACAAATAAGGGTACTATACACATACAAGGAAATAAAACAAGTAGTGAAAAACCAGAAGATATAGTAATTGGATTTAAAAATAGGTTAAAGCCTAGAAGTTTAAATCAAAGAGATTATATTAGAACAGTTGCTGAAAACACTATTTCCTTTTGTCAAGGAGTACCCGGTAGTGGTAAAACACATATTGCGGTAGGTATGGCATTAGAGTATTTGTTAGATGAACAAGTTAAAAAGATTGTTATTACTAGACCTATTGTGGAAGCTGGTGAAAAATTAGGTTTTTTACCGGGTTCAGCAGAAGATAAACTACATCCATATCTCTTGCCTTTATTTGATGAGATAGAATATTTTTTACAAATGCATCATTTTAAGAAATTAAAATCTCTTAGACAAATTGAGATAGTTCCTCTAGGCTTGATGAGAGGACGAAGTTTCCATGAATCATTCATTATTGCTGACGAGTGCCAGAACGCTTCGTACGACCAATTAAAAATGTTACTTACAAGAATTGGTATAGATAGTAAAATGGTCTTAACGGGTGACCTAGATCAATCTGATTTACAAAGTCCGAGACAGGGTGGCTTACAATCTATTCTTGAAAGACTACAAGGTGTAGATGGCGTAGGTTTTTCTAAACTAGAAACATCAGATATTGTTCGTAATCCCATTATAGCTGATATTGTGCATAAACTATGACAAATCATGAAGATTGTTTAGTTTTGAATGCTGATTATTCTCCAATCGGTATTATTGGTTGGAGAAAAGCTATGGTATGGTCATTCAGATATACTCACTCTCAATATTCTGGCATAGAGATTATAGACTATTATAAAAACGATATAGTTTTAGGTGCGAATGGCCAGTGCAAAATACCTGCTGTAGTAAGAACCACTAAATATTTTAAGTTGATAGGTCAGCCTGTAATATTTTCTCGTAAAAATCTTTTTATTAGAGACGATTACTCATGTCAATATTGTGGGTTTAAACCTCCTGTAAGTCAACTAACATATGACCATGTAATACCAAAATCTAAATGGCCATTTTCTAGAAAATCTGCTACTAGCTGGACTAATATAGTAACTGCTTGTTATAAATGCAATGCTAAAAAAGGAAATAAGACGGTACAGCAATCTGGTATGAAACTTAAAAATCAACCATATATTCCAAAGAAAAGTAAAAAGTACTTGCATGTAAACCATCAGTTACTTACTATAAGAACAGATATTCCTAACGAGTGGAAATTGTATGTCGGAGATTTGATAACATAATGCCTAATTATACGTATTTCTGTAATAAGTGCAATAAATCTTTTGAGAAGTTTTTTAGTATAAGAGACTATCAAGAAAAGATAAAATGTCAAAATTGCAGATCTACCTGTCAGAGATACTATATGGAAGACATGCTTAGTATCAATAGTTCTGTCAAAAAATCAGATAGTGAATTAAAAACACTTGGAGATTTAGCTAACAGAAATAGAGATAAGATGAGCACAGACCATAAAATGGCATTAGATGCAAAGCATACAAAATATCAAGATGATAAATTAAAAGAAGAATTAACTAAAGAATTACCTAGCGGTATGTCTAGAATTAAGAAACCAAAAACTAAGATAAAGTGGAGATAATATGGCTTTCTACAAACCTGATAGCATCTACAAGAGTCAAGGTGATGTTAAAGAAGATTTATTACAACAAGAATTTTTCACTTTGTCTGGAGATGAGGAATTTATTTTACAAGACACTCCAAGAAGACATAAAGAAGATGATCAAGTTTATGCCAAGAGAGTACAAAGAAAAGATGGAACATATAAGTTAACTATTAGAGCTGCTACCGATGGCAAGCTGTATAACCCAATATCTATTTATGGTGAAGAAAAAAAGAGCACATTACTAGATAATATTTGTAAATCAAATGAAAAGTTTAGAACAGTTAATCCCAAAACTTTTGATTTATATCTTCAGTTTCTTTCTAGTAAAAATTTAGCTTACTTATATAATGCAGAAAGAGAGGCCGAATAATGCCTAGAACTAATAGGACACAAAAGTATGCAGCTCTATGGTTACATAGCCAGGGTTGGGATATTTCTAAGATTTCTAACGAGTTAGATCTTACCGATACACAAATTAAAAGAATCGTTAAAGAAGTACAAAGTGAAAATAAGATTAAAACAGCTTCATCTGTTGTTTCAAAAGATCCTAACTCTAAAAACTTAATGATTACAGAAAGTCAATCTGGAACTCACAAAGTGTCAGTTATGACAAAAGCTGCATCCGAAGTAAATGAGCAACAATCTAAAAAATATATGGATATTAAAAAAATCAACGAGAATAATATTTTTAGACCATTGGGGTAAAATATGTCTAGCAATAAAACATTTACAAAAGAAGAACAAGAATTAATTGATAAAATAGCTAGAAAGATGCAATCGACAGTTTCTAGTGACGAATTTCAAGAAGCTAGGAAACAAAATGTTGAACAAATAGCAAAAGATGCTGCTGATCCTGAATTTTTTAATCAGCCTAGAGAGTTAATGCATGTAACTAATTATCAAAGAGAAATCTTTATTAAGGTAAATGCAGAAATTTCTACGACATCAGAAGAAACTCAACAGCTATTAAAAGTAGATAATATAGTAGAAAATTTCTATCATATTCCTGTGCCATCTGGTGTTAATTACGTTGAAAAAATAGATGAATTTTTAGAAAAATTTGATAATGAACTCGAAGACATTGCGATTAAAATTAATGCCAATGACAGACAAGCAAAAGAATAAATATATATCTAAGTATTCTAATGGCAAAAGTGTTTCTGCTGCTCAGTATATTACAGAATTAGTCTGTGAAAGAAAAGCGACTAGGGATAAAAAAGATCTACACTATAGATTTTGGTTATCTCCAGAGTGGGAAAAATATTTTAGGAATCAAATAGGTAGTGCTAATAAGTTACTTAAGACATATCCTGATAAAGCAATAGTAAACGCTCTGCTAACACCTAAAGGTAAGACGATTTATTCGTTGCGAGCACCTCATCTAGTTGCTATCATAGAACAGGAAGAAAAGAAACTGGCAGCAGAAAATAAAACTTTTACTAAAGAAGTTGAGCGTAAAGACAAAGTATCTCATGCTAAACATAATATTAAAAAAGGAATCATTTCTAAACTCAAGGATCTAGAATAATGGCAGCATCTTTAAAAGAAGACGTAAAAAAGAAATTTGGCGATGAGATATTGTTATCTGCAACAGCTATTGTGGATAGAGAATCAATAGTAGTACCAGTAAGTCCTGCTCTAGACATTATTTTAAATGGAGGCATACCAGAAGGTAGCTTTATAGTTTTTACCGGACAGCCTAAATGCGGCAAGACTACTACATCTTTAGATTTTTCAGCTACTGCTCAAAGACCAGAGTATCAGGGAAATTTAAAAAATCCAAGACAAGTCTATTATTTAAATATTGAAGGAAGATTGAAGAAGAGAGATTTAGAAGGTATTCCAGGATTAGATCTAGAGCGTTTTAATGTTATTGGTTCTCAGCAAGGTAAAATTTTACATGCTGAAGAATATCTACAAATTGCTGAAAGAATAATCAATGAAGAACCTGGATCTATTTTAATTATAGATTCTTATTCAGCATTATGTACAGCAGCTGAAATTACATCAGATATGGATAAAATGCAAAGAGCAGATGGCGCTAAATTATTAGCTAAATTTTGCAGAAAAGTTGCAAATGTTATTCCTGTTAATAAAAACATTGTTATGGGTATTACTCATCTCATGGGTAATCCCGGATATGGGAATGTAGAATGGAAAGAAAAAAGTGGACAAGCTATAGCATACCAGACAGATGTTAAGCTAAGAGCAAAAATGTTTAAGGCTTGGCATAGTGGTGCTGACGGCCCACAGATTGGCCAAGAAGTAGATTGGACAGTATTGTGCTCTGCTTTAGGTCCACCGGGAGGAACTATTAAAAGCTATATTAGATATGGTATCGGTATAGATAAAGCTATGGAGTTAGTTAGTCTTTGCGTAGACTTTGGTATTATAGCTAAGGGAGGAGCTTGGTATACTCTTACATCTATCAAAGATAATCCTAAATTCCAAGGTACAGAAAAACTCAGACAATATGTATTTGACAATCCAAAAGTTTATGATAAACTAATGGATGAACTTAGAGAAACTATGGGTATATCATGCAAGTCAAAGACCTAGATGGAAAATATCATCATTGGAAATTAACAGGTGGTATTGCTCATGCTTCCTATGGTAATAAGTCCAGCTTTCATTTACAGGCCAGAGAATTAATAAAAGAATGCTTTCCTACGTTGCAGATATTAGAAGAAGTCACTATTCCTTTACGTAGAACTGAACGTTTAATACTAGATTTTTATTTGCCTTTAAATAAAAAATGCATAGAAGTACATGGTGAACAACATTATAAATTTACTAGATTTTACCATAAAGATATGATCGGTTTTGTAAAACATAAGAAACGAGATCAAGCAAAAAAAGAATGGTGTGCTATTAATGGTATAGATTATATAGAGTTGCCATATAATGAAAAAATAGAAGATTGGAAGAAAAGAATTACTAATGAATAAGACTACTAAAGAAGAATTAGAGACTTGGGATAAACTCTTAGATGAGTATGAGAATCGTATTGGTATGCCTACATACATGGAAGAGGTTTTACCAGAAGCTGAATTACAAAAATATTTGACCATGAGCAGAGATGTGTTAGAAAAAACTACACCAGAAGACTGTGGGCAAATAGCTTATAGACTAGCACAGTTTAGCTTCCATGTGCAGAGAACTCTAAATAGAGAACTTGCTAGAGTTAATTGGGCTGAAGAAACTATTAAAGATGTTATCGCTGATGATATTAATAATTATAATGGATATGGTTATGTGGAAAAATCTTCGCAAGCAATTAAACACAATGAAAGAGCATATAAGCTAAGCAGAATAAAAAAGTATGCAAGACAACGTATGGACAGACTAACTTATTTAGCAACATCGCTAAAAAATTTATCGGATATTTTAATTTCTATTCAACGATCAAAGGGGTTACGCAATGGATGATTCAATGTCTCCTAATCAAATCAAACAAATGATTGCTATGTTAAAACAAATGCTACCTGAAGACAATAAGGAAACAGAAGAACCTGTACAACAAGAAAACCCTATTAAAAATAGATCATCTAGAAGACCACAACAAACAGAAAATAAATTTGATCAAATGATGGAAGCACATCTTCATAAAGAAGATATAGCGATTGATCAAAAACTCAAAAAGTTTGGTCCTACCCCAAGAGTGAGAGCTTTTGATCCTATTAATGTAGTATGTAGAGTGTGTAACAAAAAAGAGTCCATCAATCCTGCTTTACTACAAGATACCGTAGAACGATACAAATGTAATAATTGTGCTAGGAGTGCTGGCTAATGATTTTGTGTGATACTGCTGCTGAACGAGCAGTCCTTGCTGGTATCTGTAAATATGGAGAAGATGCATATTTAGATATTGCAGATATTATTCAGGATACTTCTTTTACCGTCGACAGCAACAAAACAATATATCAATGTATTAAAAATATCTTTGATAAAGAACAGTCTATTAATATAGATGTTGCTTCTATATTTTCATCGGCTCAAGAGATAGGATTATCTCACGCTTTTGATAAAAAAGATGAAGCACAACATCTTAAAGCTGTGCTTGATTTTCCTGTTAATCTTGAAAATGTAAGAAAGTTCGCAGCTAAAGTTAGAAAATTAGAAATAGCTAGATTATTAAGGGCTCAACTAGGAGATGCACAAGATAAAATATTAGATGTTACAGGCAATGAATCCATAGGTTCTATCCTGAGTCTTGCAGAAGATACTATCTTTGATTTTACAAATTTATTGAATGATGTAGATAATAATCCTGTAGCTATTGGATCCGAATTGGATGAATACCTCGATGATCTTGTAAATAATAAAGTAGATCAGGTTGGTATACCTACGGGTTTTCCAGTATATGATCAAGCTATTGGAGGAGGATTAAGACGTAGTACAGTGAATGTGATTGCTGCTAGACCTAAAACAGGTAAAACATTATTGTCTGATAATATGGGTTTTCATATTGCTAATAAATTACAAATCCCTGTATTGAATATGGATACAGAGATGACCAAAGAAGATCATATTAACAGAATTTTAGCTATGATGACAGAAATTGAAATCAACCATATTGAAACTGGCAAATTTGCTGACACCCCCACAAAGTCAATAAAAGTTACTGAAGCTGTAGAATCATTAAAAAAGACTAATCTTTATTACAAATCTATTGCAGGTAAAGCATTTGAAGATCAACTGTCTATTATGCGTAGGTGGCTATTAAAAGA